TGATTCAATAAAACTTACTTTTAATTCTGCGTCTAATAATGGAATATTATACATAACAGCAGTTGGTACAACATTCGTAGGTTCAGTCACTAACATCTCCGTAAAAGAAGTTTCAGCAGGTACTATCATCGGAGCAACTTATGAACCTGCTCAATCTAGCATTTTACAATTAGGAATGATAAATTGGTCAAATGGTTCAGGTGTGTTTTTACCACCCAGTCCTAGTAATGCTACACAAGATATTTTAGGTAACGCAGTTCGAGATAGATTAAACTCACTTAACTTGACAGGTACAGGTGTTGCTGAAGTGACTGATAACAATAGTTTAGATTTTGGTACAGGTGATTTTAGTGTAGAAACTTGGGCAAAGTGGGATTTTGTGAATAGTGGAAGTTCATATAATACTATATATTCAAATGGTGGTTTAGTAACTGGAACAAGCAATTTTGGTTTAGTAAGTTCAAGTACAGGTGATAAAATAAGATTTATAGTAAATAACACCAACTGTATATCTACATCTACATTTTCAAATGGTGATTGGGTTCACATTGTTGGTACTAGAGAAAGTGGTTCTTTAAAGTTGTATATAAATGGAAATAAAACACCTGAAGCTACGGCATCTAATAGTGACACAGTAACAAATGCTTTAGTAAAAAGTGTAGGAAAAGATGCACAAACATTTAGATTTTATCATAATTTAATAGATGACGTTAGGGTTTATGATAGAGCAATAACATCTACAGAAGTAGAACAAAATTATAAAGCAGGAACATCTGCACATACAAATTAATTATTATGAGAGGAAATGTATATATGTGTCTTAACACAACAACTTACAACGCAAAGATTCCTACTGAATTAGTTGCAACCTATGGAATACCATCTTACGATGAAGAAGGTGAGTTTGTAGAAACACTACATCCTACTTTTAAAGAGTTGGGTGCATATAATTTACAAAAGTTTGGTGCAGTTCCTGTAGTCAAGATAGGTAATGCAAACTTTTATATTATAGAATTAGAGGTGAGTTGGAAGCAAGGAGAAACAAGTGCTTTAATAAAATTAGGTGAAGGCTTGGCGTATCCTAAAAATAGCTTAATGAGTGCAACAGAAGCATCAAAGTTTATTAGTGATAACACATCAGACGATATATAATTGGCTTTAAAAGATATAAATACAACTCCAACAAGTGGAATGAGGTCTGAAGCAAAGAAAGGCTTAGAGTGGCGAAAAGAGTTTGGTCGAGGTGGAACAGAAGTTGGTGTAGCAAGAGCAAGAGATATAATAAATGGTGACCTTAGTTTATCATCTATAAAAAGAATGTTCTCTTTTCATTCAAGACATCAAGTAGATAAAAAAGCTGAAGGTTATAGACCAGGAGAAAAAGGTTACCCAAGTGCAGGTAGGATAGCTATTGCATTATGGGGTGGAGATGCAGGATTTAATTGGTCAAAGAAAAAAGTTGCACAGATTAAGAAAGAAGAAGAAAAAAATAGTTACGATATGGAAAATAAAGAAACTAGAATTTATAATGGTAACCTAGAGGTTCGGATGGATGAAGATTCAAAAGAAAATAAAGTAACTGGTTACGCTGCCTTGTTCGATACAGATAGTAGAGATTTAGGTTTTAGAGAAACAATATCTAAGGAAGCCTTTAATGGCAGATTAGAAGATAACGTAATTTTAACTCTTAATCACGATCCTAATTTATTGCTAGATAGAAATATTGGCGGTACATTAAGATTATCAGTTGATGAAAGAGGATTACGATACGATGCTACTTTACCTAACACAACCACAGGTAAAGATGTAGCAGAACTTATGAAAAGAGGTTTGCTTTATGAATCTTCATTTGCATTTACTGTAGAAGAAGATGATTGGAGTAAAGATGGCAATACGACTCGGAGACAGATTAATAAAATTGGTCGTTTAGTCGATGTATCGATTGTCGGAGTAGCCGCTTACGCGGACACGAATGTTGCTTTACGATCAAAAGAAACTTTTGAAAATAACATAAAAAAAGAAGAAGTTTCTGAGGTAAAGCAAAAACAAGAGGAATCGTTTGACGATTCAAAGTTAAATTTATTAAGTAACGAATTAAAATTAAAAAAACGAATATGAAAAATTCGATTGAAATTCGTCAAGAACGAGCAACAGCTATTGAAAAAGCTAATGACTTGTTAAACTTGGCAAAAAATGAGTCTCGTGACTTCAGTGCTGACGAGCAAACTTCATACGATGGTATGATGGAAAACATTGACAAAATGGCTAAAGACATTGAAGTCGTTGAACGTCAAGAAAAATTAAACGCAGAGGTTGCACAAAGCCCAGTATCATTTGATGTAAATAAAAACATTGTTCCTAAAGAAGCAAGAAACTACTCTATTTTTAAAGCAGTTGAAGGCTATATTAACGGAAATATGGATGGTATTGAAAAAGAAGCACACGAAGAAGCAGTAAATGAAGCACGTTCTTCAGGAAGTGCTATATTAGGTATTGGTGTTCCTTCTTCTATGTTAGAATCTCGTGCTATTGTAGATGAAACTAACTCATCGATTGCCCCAACTACATTAGGTGCTTTTCAAGATGGACTTCGTGAAAACTCTGTTTATGAGCAAGTAGGTGCAACTGTACTTAATGGTTTATCTGCAAACACAGAAATACCAGTTGTAGGAGCAAATAACGCTGCTTATGCAGGAACTACTGAAAATGCTGAAGCATCAGATGTAGGCGCACAATTTAGTTCTTTAACTCTTTCTCCAAAAAGAATATCAGGTTTTGTAGATTTATCTAAACAACTTATTGTACAGACTGGATCAGGAGCAGAACAATCAATTATTAGAGATTTAGGTCGTTCAGTAGCAGAAGCTATGAATGCAGCAATGTTTGCTAAAGATAATGTAACAGGAGCAGATGTTGCGTTATTTAATGTAACTGGTGTAAACGATGTAACTACTACTGCTTATGCAGCAGGTACATCTGTAACAGCAGATTTATTAGCTATGGAAGAAGAACTTGCTGCTGCTAAAGGTTTGCAAGGTAATTTAAATTATGTGACTAATCCTGCTTTAATGTCAGAAATGAGACAAGCAAGTTTAGTTTCTAGTGTAAGTGCTGCTATGCAAGGTATGAACTTTAATGGATATAATACAGTTTACACAACTGGTTCTGCTAAAGATGCAACTAACTCTAATGTTGTTACTATATTTGGTGACTTTTCCAAGTTAATGGTTGGTCATTTTGGACCAGGGCTTGATATTACAGTAGATAATTTCACACAAGCTCGTAAAGCTGCTATTAGATTGGTAATTAACAAATATTGTGCATTTGGTCTTACACATCCTGCCGCATTCTCAAGATGTTTAGTAGAATACGCACACGTTTAGCAGAATACGCACACTAAGATTGTAATTAATTTAAGAAAGGTGAGGGGGTTAATACCCTTTCCCTTTTCTTTCTTAACTTTAGCTAATAGATGTCGTACTTAGATAATATATATAACTTTAATAAGATTAATAACTACGAGTACCTTAACCCTAGTCAATCTAGGTATGGTAATCTTGAGTTTATTGGATTGGAAAACACTAATCAAGTAGTAACAACTGATGAACTAAAATCACAACTTAGAATTGATAGTTCGTCAGAACATACTTTATTAGCTACATATATACTTGCTGCGACTCAAATGGCTGAACACTATTGTAATCGTCACTTTATCACAGCTAAATACAAGTTGTGGTTTAATGAATTGCCAAGTAAATTTAGTTTATATTATCCTGATTGTACCTTTAACTTTTCTGGCAACACAAATACACACGATGGAATACATTATTTAGCTGCTGTAGGTACTACTTACACTTTATTTGCAAATACTAATTGGTATTCTAATCAAAATGTAAACCCTTGTCAAGTAACTGTTAACAGCACACCTTCAGATGCTATAAGTACAAGTGATTTAACTGGTGCTACAAATGATGTTTATTATTTTCAGTTTAGAACAGGTTATGGAGATGCTGCTAGTGATGTTCCTGATGCAATCAAACAAGCAATTAAATTAATTGCTGCTGATATGTATTATTTTAGAGAAGATCGTAAGAGAACTTTTCCAATGGCTTCTGAAATATTGTTACAACCATATAAGTGTTATTTATAGTATATGGCATTTATAAATGAAATAAGGGCGGGTGATTTTAATTACAGATTAAGAATAAAAAATTCATCTCAAACGTATGATAATAGTTTTGGTGAACTTATAAAGTCTTATAATACATTAGCTATAGTTTGGGCTATAAAAAATGTTACATCTTTAAGAAATATAAACGAAAAATTTGAAGGTGATTTATTACAATCTTATGGTAATTTTTTCTTTACAATTAGATATGATTCAGTTTGGGCTAATTCAATAGAAGGTACTTGGAAGTTACAGAATAATGATTCCCCAAATGAAACCTATGAAGTGTTAAGTTGGATAATTGACCCAAGAAAAGAATACATTGAGTTTTACGCAAGATTAAATAAGTAAAATGAAAAACCCAAAAAGATTAGAGGTAGTAGGATTAAAGGAATTAGAAAATGCCTTTACAGAAATAGGTCAAACTAGAACAAAGGCTAGAACACAAATAAATAAAGCGTTGCGACCTGCTGCTCAAGTAGCACAAAGAGCCGCTAAACAAAAATATAAACTAGCTAGTAGACACACTACTCCTGGTAAAAGATATGACCCTAGTACAAAAAAAAGTGTTATAGGTAAAACTTTAGCAGATTCGATACAAGTTATTACGGCTACTAAATTTAGAGAGCCAGGATTGCTTGTAGGACCAAGGGTTAAGGGTAAATTTGCAAGTGCTAACTGGAGTGGTAATAATAATGTTAATTTAGCAGAATTATTAGTTAGAGGTTCTAAAGGTACAAGGTCAAGAGGTGGTGTGTTACCAAAACAACCAGACCACTTATTAGCAGTAGCTAAATCAAAAGGTAACCAAGTATTGCAAGTTGCTCAAAGAGATATGAGTAGATTGTTTGATAAAATATTTAGAAAACAAGGATTTAGATAAGATATGTTTGCAGAAATAGGTAAAATATTAATTGCTAGATTAAACGCAGATAGTGCGTTTACTACTGCAAATGGTCAAAGAAAAATATCTCCTGTTAGGATACCTCAAAATGCAATTTATCCTTACTCTATTTACGAAATAATAGATGTAGATAATTTTATGTCTAAAGGTAGTTCACTTAATTCTTGTAACGTAAGTATTAGGTTAGCTACTTTTGCTGAAACATATAATACAACATACAATCAAGCAAAAGCTGCAATAAATAGTCTTGACTTATACTCAGATGCTTATACTGAAGATGGACAAGCATATTTAGCAAAATTTAGCTTCGAGTCGCTTAGTGACGAATATCACAACTCGGCTGAAGTTTTTTATAAGAATATCAATTTCAACTGTTTAATAATTAAAAATTAAAATAAAATGGCAATAGTAAACGCAACAGATGTCGTGCTAAAAATAGACGTAACAGCAGCAACATCTTATGTTAAAATTTTACACTCAACTTCTGCTTCTCTTAGTATTAGTAGAGAAATGAGAGATTCAACAACTAAAGATAGTCAAGCATTTTCACAATCTCTAGCAGGATTAGTTTCTTGGGAATTGTCAGGTGATGGTTTTGTAGATTTTGCTTCAGATTCTGCTTTAGAAACTGATGAATTAATAACGCAAATGTTAAAAGGAACAGGAACTAATACAGATGACCCAAAAGTTACTGTACAATTTGGTGTTGCAGGAAATTTTTATACAGGTTCAGCTTTTATCACATCAATTTCTCTTGATGCAGGTGTTGAGGAAAACGCAACGTATTCAATTTCTTTACAAGGAACAGGGTCTTTATCATAGTATTAATCTTTTAAATCTAAATAAATATGGCAATT